ATTTTACAACAATGGCAAATGCTGTTGTACCAGCAATTGTTGATGAAACTGCTGGAACTTACACTGTTGGTGCTACAGAAGGACGTTCTATAACTTTAGTTTCTTCCAATACAAATACTTACGGTGAACTAATTGGAACATCTGATGGAACTCCTAATATGACTTTTGAGTTAGGAGAAACACCTGTTGTTGACGGTTCTGTAGAACTGTATATTCAAGACGGTGATGTTTATTCAAAGTGGACGCAAGTTCAACATATTATGGATTACAACCCAACAGATACTGTTTACACAGTAACTAGCAATGAAGAAAATATTGTTTCAGTAAATTTTGGTGATGGTGTTTCTGGAGTTATTCCAACTATTTACTCTGAAATCCGTGCAAAATATACTATTGGTGGAGGAAACATTGGAAATGTTAGTGCAGCAAGTATAGACACTCTTGAGTCTGTAACAGGGTTGAGTGAAGCACAAGTAACGGCCCTTCAAAGCAGCATTACTATTACAAATGAAAATGCAGCAATTGGTGGTTCTGACCCAGAAACAAATGACCAAATTCGTGTTTCTGCTCCTGCATCTTTACGTGCTTTAAATCGTGCTGTAACTATTCAAGATTTTAAAGACTTAGCATTAAGCGTTACTGGAGTTGGAAAATCTGGCGCTACTGCAAATGTATGGACATCTGTAACAGTTTACATTGCTCCAAGTAGAACAGCGGCAGACTCTGACCAATCTCCAGGATTAGATGAAGCGGGGGACCCAACTATTGAGTGGACTACACTTCAAACAAATACTGCAAACTTTTTATCAACTAGAAGTTTAATTGGAACTACAGTAACTATTCAACCTCCAACTTATGTTGATGTTGTACTTGAAATTCAGTATACAAAATTACCGCAATACACTACTGCAGAAGTTGAACTAAATATTAAACAAATGATTATTTCTGCATATGGGTATATAAATTTAGATTTTGAACAAACTTTGTATCCTCAAGATATTGAATATTCACTACAACAAACTATAGGGGTTAAAACCGCTAAATTGTTGGCATTGCACCGTGTAGGAGATACTGGATTACATACATTAGTTGGTGACTCAGATGAAATTTTTAGATTTACTGAAACAAACCTAAGTTTAGTTGAGGCCTAATGGATGCAGTTACAAGGTACAACGCAATTTATCGTGGGATTGTAAAAGACAATAAAGACCCACAAAATTTTAGGCGTTTAAAAGTTTCTGTTCCACAAATAACAGGAGCAGAAATTACTGAATGGATTTGGCCTTTAAATGCTACTGTTAATCCTCCAGTAGTTGGTCAAGGTGTTTGGGTTTCTTATATTGGTGGAGACCCCGAATATCCTATTTGGCTTGGTTCTTTTGGAAAAAACCAAGGAAAAAATAAACAAATTTATATAAAACCATTAGAAGATTCTGTTTCTTTAACTGGTTTAACTCCTTATCTAAAAACAACTAAAATCAAAGACGGCACTACTGAGTTAGATTTAACAGATACTTTAATTTTGATGGCTAATAAATTAAAATCCTATGAAACAAGGATTGCTTCTTTAGAATCCCAAATGCTAACATTACACAATACTTTGGCTACTAGAACAAGCCCAAGCCACACTCACGGAAGCAATGGATAATAGTTAAGACAGTAAATTGGAGGAAAACAAGAGAAAATAGACCTATAGGTTTAGAAAGGAAATAACGTGGCAGCATCGTATCCAGCGTCCGTAAAGTCTTTTACCACTAAAATAGACTTTACCGACATTATTCTTGCGGAGCACGTTAACAGTTTGCAAGACGAAGTTAATTCTCTTCAAGCAAACATTGGCACATATATTAAAACAGGTTCTGGTTGGGTTGGAAGTTTTGATAAAGTTACAACCAACTGGAATACATTAAAAGACCGCCTTGCAAATATTGAGTATGGTCTTAACAACATTGACACTGCTATTCCTATAGGAGGAAACACGGGTCAAATACTTCGTAAAACAAGCAACAGTAATTATGCAACTGAATGGGCAACTTTTGACGGATTACCAAGTCAATCTGGTAATGATGGAAAATATTTAACAACCGATGGTTCAACTGCATCATGGGGTACAGTTGCACAAGGTGGAGAAACAATCAGTTCTTTCTTACTTGCTGGTTGTTAAGGAGCAATAGCCAATGGCTAAATACGGTATAAATTATTACGGCGCCTCTACATATGGAACAACGCCAAAATTGGCTTACTCAGTTGAGCCAATGTCAATCACTGTACTTTCTTTTAGCAAAGTACTACTTGGATGGCAATCACCTACAGGAACTTTTTCTAGAATTCGTTTGGTTAGAAACCAAAATGGATTTTCAGAACATGCTGAAGACGGTATAACTGTTTGGGAAGAATACGCAACAGAAGGAACTGTTAGTAGAGTAACTTTAATTGATGGAGAAGATAATCCAGAAAGTATTCCTTTAACTTCAGGTAAAGCAGTTTACTATGGAATGTTTATTTTTACTGAGGCAAAAATTTGGGTTAATGCTGGGCAAATAAGTGATTTAATTCCAACAAACCATAATACTCAAACAAAATTTATGAATTTATTACCAAGAGTTTTTACAAGTAAAGAACAAAGCCCTTTTGCAGAAGTAGATTCTACATCTGCTTTGTATAGTTTTATGGATGGTTTTGCTTTTACTTTTGAAGAATTTTTAACATACATTGATTTATTGCGTCCAACACACTCTCGTTTAGAAACCTCTGCTTCTTTACTTTATCCAGAAACAACTAATTTAGGCCTTACTTTTGAACCAGGTCTTTCAACTCGTACACAAAAAAAGTTAATTCGTGAAGCAATTTATATGTATGGTCGTAGAGGCACAACTAATGGTTTGGGAACGTATATAGAGTCGTTAACAAATTTTGCTCCAGATATAACTGTATCTAATAATTTACTTTTATCTATTCAAGATTCAACTTTTTATAATTCAATAGGGGGTTGGACTGCAACAAATGCAACTCTTTCATCTGTAACTGAGCAAGTTCCAGTACTTGGAAATAACGTAATTGATGAAACTTACACTTGTAAAATAATTGCTGCTTCTTCTGGAGTAATGTCTTTGGGAACTACATCTCCCGTTACACGAGGAGTACCAGTATTACCAAATACTCAACACACTGTTTCTGTTAGGGTAAAGTCTCCAACAAGTGCTGGAAATATGACTATTGCTATTCAATGGTTTAATAAAAATGGTACAAGCATTAGTACATCTACTTCTACTACAATTGCTGCTAATAATACTTGGCAATTAAAGTCTTATACAGTAAATTCTCCTGTAAATGCTTTGTATGCGGGTATAAAAATTTCTTATTCTGCATCTGGAACATACTATGTAGACCAGGTGTGTTTACAAGAAGGCAATACAGCAGTTTACGATGAGGCTCGTGCTTTAGATGTGTTTTTAAATCCTAATAAAACAAATTTTATTAATAACCCATCTTTTGAAGTTAACGTAACAGATTCTTGGACTAAAACAGGTTCAGTAACAGTTACACAAGATGTAGATGTTTCTCCTGCTGCGTATTCAGGAAGTAAAAGCGCTAAATTAGTTGCTACTGGACCTTGGACATTTACCGCCAACGATGTACCAATTACAAGCGGTACTTACTACACTTTATCTGCCTATATAAAGACAACTGAATCTTTAAACGTAAAATTTATTGCAAAAGACGAGTTTGGTGACCCAACAGGGCTTGAAGAAACTTACACATTTAGTGAGCAAATTAATTGGGCAAGAATTACTGCAACTGACTTAGTTGATGCTATTACAGAAACAGATGTGGCTTACTATTCAATAGAATTATCGGGAGATTCTGGAACTTTCTATTTAGATTGCGTACAGTTTGAGCAGTCTCCAACCCCAACCGACTACTTTGACGGAGAACTCCCAACCAATTATGGTGCTGTTTGGGAAGGACTTGTTGATAACTCTTATACCCGCATGTATTACAATAAAGATTTAAAATTGCGACGTCTTAGCCAGACCATGACTGATTGGGTACCTATGAACTCATGGTGGCGTATCAGGTCTTATGAGGGATTGGAATATACAAACCTAGACGTGTAGGCTGGGGGTATGACAGACATACTCATACCAATAATACTCACAGGAATGGCAGTTACTTTTGTAATTGAGTTCCTAGATTTAATTATGCTTGGAATATTTACCAAGCCAACTTTATATAACTTCTTTGCACTTCCATTAAGTTTTTTTGGATTATGGGCGCAAATGGATATCTACTATGACTTCTTTGCTTTAGTGCCAGCAACAGCATTTGTTGTGATGATGTTAAACAAATACTTAAATAAACCAGTAGTGATTAATTCTCGTTTACCACGTCTATAGGGGGCATAGTGAAAATCGCTATTTTTTCAAGTATTAATGCAGATGTTAGTGAAGGATTAGATGCGCTCTTGGACAAATATGCGCTGCACTCACCCGAAGTACATTTTCCAGTATCAGTCAAAGATGACATGTTTGTGCAAAGTATTTTAGATGTTTGTAAAGAACGAAAGATTAAAACAGTTGCTTACTTTCCAAATGCAACAGGGTTAGATGAGTTCTTAAAACAAGCAGATGATTTGGTAATAGTTGATATCCCAACCAAAGAAATAATTCGCCAAATTAAAACTGAAGATGCTGTTGGAATATTATGGACTGATAGTCCACATGACCACATAGTTTTACATGCCTTAGAAGACATAGCCCCAGATGTCTGGGACATTACAGATGGCCTTGACCCAATTGAGTTAGATGATGACATCTTTGATGATATGAGCGAACAGGAGTTGCATGAGGCTATGCATAAGCACCTTGGTGCCTTTGTAGACCTTTTAGCATCTTTTGTGGCGAGCACAGTTATGGCGTCCTTAACCGATGCGGTCATTGAACAGTTAGCCGATGAGTTGGGTAAGAAGGATTTTAACCCGTTCAAAGATGAGCAGTAGGATAGAGCCGTGCAAATCCCGTCAGAGGCTTTTTCAGCCAAGTTAACCGATTATCAATTTAGGCTCTATGCCCATTTATGCCGTTTATCGGGGCCTGGTGGCCTTCTGAAGGCTTCAATAAGCCAGTTGTGTATAGAGACGAACAAAACCAGCGACAAGACCGTCAGAACCGCCCTGCAAGCCCTAGAGCGTGAGGGTCTAATTTTCACAAAGCAATCAAAGCGGGCAAACGGTTACCAAGGGAAAAAAACGATATTGGTAAAAAATTACCAACATGTGGATAACGAAACGGTAAAAAATTACCGCACCTCACCTGACTACGTGACTAGTAGTTACAATAGCCATCCTGCTATTAAGCCATTAGTACCTAATAGCCAAGATAGTAATAAATTAAAAGAATCTGAAAACACAAGTGTTTTCACTAAGGAGATTAAAGTTCCTATGAGAAAATATGAAGACGACGGAGACAGCCTTGCAGGATTTGGCCTCGTTGAAGAACGAGACGCCCCTGCCGTTAAGGTCAGAAAGACTGACCCAAAGACCCGTGGAAAGAGACCGCAACATGAGTGGACCGCTATGGACGTGGCTGCTGAGTTTAGTTACCAAGTCGGGCGCAAATATCCTCTTCTCCCAGGGACGGTCAACGTTGGCAAACTCGCAGGAGCATTACGAAAGTTTAGAACCCAATACCAAACAACAGCCTTAATTGAACTTGAGTTGCTTCGTCTGTTTATGGCAGATGAAACTAACTTTAGAAATATTGGGGATGAGGCTCCCCATTTATACAAAATGTATTTAGCCTCATTTGGCAAGAAGATGAACCAAGCACGAGACAATCTAGGACTTAACAAAATAACTGCAAAAGTTGAGTCTATTCAAACATCTGGTACTCTCGCCTCAAGTGATGGGCGTACATTCCAGAACTCATTATCTGGTCGTGCACAACTTGAACGACACGAAAAAAAACTAAGGAGCAATAGCAATGGCTAGAAAATCAACTTACTTGTTTAGCGCATCCGCAACTAAAAACACTGAAAAAGGTGGCGCTTGGCTTGCAAAAGTATCGTTAACAAATAACACCGCTGATTCTGAAGAATTTGGCGCAGGAACAACAGAACTTACCGCTTGGTCAAACGCATCTGCTTGCAAGCGTTGGATTAAAGCAAAGGTTCAATTAATGACTCCACGTAAAAGCGTAAAGATGGTTGCTACTACTGCAAAGGATGCAAAGGGCAAGCCAGTTCAATTTGATGGCTCTTTGTTATTTAAGAAGTGAAAAGTAAAAAACCAAAAGAACCACAATTAGTTTATCCAGTTCAAAATAAAGTGCTTCGTTTTTATGGAGATGTAATTCTTGTAATTGCTCATTATTTAACTATGCACGGATTAAACTATGGTGGAGTCTACGAATACGATTTAGAAGACTAATTATGGATTACAGCAGCGAAGAGATAGAGGCGGCGCTGATGCGGTTGTATGAATTAGGTCTTATTGGAGTAGATTACGACGAGAACTTAGAGGCAAGATTTAAAGTTCTTGATGAAAAAAAGTTTGAGGAATATTTGAGGGGGTACAGAGACGATGTATGACGTAAATGCGTTATCTCCGTTAAAGAAACATTGGCTTCTTAGAACATCAAACATTCCTCGCAGATTTTTAGGTATGGAACCACAGGATTTAATTGACCGTGCTGGTTCCTTTCCTGAAGAGGTAAGTTCTTGGATTGAAGATGTCCAAAACAAACAAGTCATTAAACAAATTGGCAATATTGGAGTTAACGGCGTTGGACTGTTGTTTGATGGTGGTCCTGGAATTGGAAAAACAACTCATGCAGTAGTTGCTGCTATGGAGATTGTTCGCCACCTTCCTGAGGACGAGTTAGAGGCAGCAGCCCTGATGGGAACCAATCCAAAGGACTACGGACTTAGTTTTAGACCGATTTATTACATGACTTACCCTGAATTTCTTTCTCGTAAAAAATCAACTTTTGATGCAGACCCTGCAGATAAAAGAGAAATGGTTTATGAGTTAGATGGATTCCATGGTCGTTGCAAATTTGATTGGCTAAATGTTCGTATTTTAGTTATTGATGATTTAGGCAAAGAGTATGGTTCTAAATATGACGACACTTCTTTTGACGAAATTTTACGGCTTCGTTATGACAAATCCCTTCCAACTATTGTTACTACAAATGTAAGATTAGAGAATTGGGAAGCACAGTACGGAGAAGCCATGGGCAGTTTCGCCAACGAAGCATTCGTAAGAGTCCCTATCATTGGTTCTGACCTTAGAGGCGCCCAATGAAAGGACAATTCATGAGTTCTCCATGGAGAACAGTGCAACAGTTCATTTCCTCACAAGGTGCTGGAGTTTTTGAGGTAGAGGTTGATACAAACACAAGAGAAACCCGTTGTAATTGCCCTGCGTTTTTTAAGAAAAAAACTTGCAAACACGTTTCTTTTGTAGAGTTTAGAATTAAAAATTCAGGTCACTATTCAATTCTTGTACCAAATGAAATACCAGAAGAGATGGCTATGGAAGCAAACCAAGACGCTGAAACATTCAGAGAGTTTGTAGTTCATTACGCAAAGATTGAAGTTTTATGAAAGGCGGAGACATTTCAAACGTCTCCTCTCCTCAAGTTATTGCAACTACTAAACTAGTTTTAAACTTAGTTGAAGAAGAGTCACGTCGTTTACTTATAAAGCAAACTACGTACAAAATTGGTGACATTAATATGGTTGCTGCAAATAAATTGTGGCTCATGTCAAACAATTATGGAATTTCTTTAGAACTTGCAGGTTTTGAAGAAGAAGGTTGGACGGAGGCTTTGCTTGACAATGCTTTTGAAAAACTAGAACGAAGAGTAGTAAATCCATTTAACTACTATCAACTATATGAAAGCGTAGATGAACTCGTAAATATGATTCCTTATCGTCCAAACTTAAAGGCGATTATAGACACGCCAGACAGAGTTGCACGATATGGGTCTGCGGGTGTAGAAATAGACAATCTGTAAGAGGGGGTAACGTGGCGGCGGACAACGAACATCGTTTAGTCAGCAAAGTAATTAAAGACAGGGAGATAACCCCTGCCTTACAACGAGGCGTTACTGACGGTTGGTTTTTAGATGATGACAATCGCAGAGTGTGGTCTTTTTTACGAAAACACTACAGCGAGTACAGTGAAGTTCCAACTGGAACAACTATTAAAGACCATTACCCTAATTTTAAAATTCTTGATGTAGAAGATTCAATTGACTATTTATTAGACACGATGGTGGATTTCCGCCGTCGCATGTTAACCCGTCAAGGTTTAGAAACCGCTGTTGAACAATTACAAAACAATGACCATAATGCAGCGCTTCTTGCAATGGAACAAGCAATTGCAAAAGTAAATGAACAAGGCATAATCGGCACTCACGAGATTGATTTAACAAAAAATACTGAAGAGCGCTATAAAGAATACCAAGCAATTCAAAACCAAGAGTTTTTAGGAATTCCTACTGGATTTAAAGACATTGACGATGCAACCGCTGGTTTACAGGGCGGTCAGTTAGTAACTTTAATTGCTCCTCCTAAAACTGGTAAATCACAAGTTGCTTTGCAGATTGCTATTAACACTCACCAAATTGGCAAGATACCAATGTTTCAGTCATTTGAGATGAACAACCACGAGCAACAACAACGACACGATGCAATGCGGTCTCACATTGACCATGGTCGTTTACGTCGTGGAAAGTTATTACCAGCAGAAGAATCACGTTACATTGACATGTTAAACACTATGGAAAAAGAACACCCATTCCATTTGGTTGATGCAGTAAACGGCATTACCGTTGCAGCACTTGCTGCAAAAATTGAGCAGATAAAGCCAGATATTGTTTTTGTAGATGGTGTTTATTTAATGATGGATGAGTTAACTGGTGAAATGAATACACCTCAAGCAATTACAAACGTAACCCGTGCTTTAAAGCGTCTTGCTCAACGAATTGATAAACCCATTGTAATCACAACCCAAACACTACTTTGGAAGATGCGTGCTGGAAAAGTAACTGCAGATTCTATTGGTTACTCATCATCATTCTTCCAAGACTCAGATGTGATTTTAGGTTTAGAACCAGTAGAAGAAGATGACAGTATTAGATTGTTAAAAGTTGTTGCAAGCCGTAACTGTCCTCCAAAAGAAACATCTTTAACTTGGAAATGGGAGACGGGTTGTTTCCATGACGAAGCCGTAATGATGAAATGTCCTTATTGCTCTAATTGGGGCGGCAATGGTTGATGTTGAAAGAGTATTACTTTCTTTAGATGTGGCACTGACAGCACAACGTGGCGATGAAGTACAGGGCCTATGTCCCATGCACAAAGCCAGAACAGGCAAAGAAGACCATAACCCATCTTGGTGGATTAACTCTATTACTGGTGCTCATATTTGTTTTTCTTGCGGTTACAAAGGAAACATCTACACACTTGTTGGAGATTTAAAGGGTTTAGATTATTTTGATGCTAAAGACTATGTAGGTCAGAGCGAAGAAGAATTACCGTTAGATTATTTAGCAAAAAGAATTAAAGAACTTCCGCAATATATTCCAGCAGAAGAAGAACTTGGCATGAGTGAAGCACGTCTTGCTGTGTTTACAGAACCGCCAGACATTGAGTTAAAAAAAAGATTTTTAACAAGAGAAGCCGTAACTATTCACGGAGTTCTGTGGGATACAACCAATGAAGCATGGATATTACCTATTCGCAATCCAGACACTTTTGAATTGTGGGGATGGCAAGAAAAAGGTGCTCGTGGTCGTTTTTTCCGAAATCAACCAACAGGTGTAAAAAAATCAAAGACTGTTTTTGGTGTAGAACTAATAAACAAAGACAAACCAATGTGGATTGTTGAATCTCCATTAGATGCCGTCAGGTTAACTGGATTAGGTCATAACGCCGTATCTACATTTGGCGCAATATTAAGTGAAGACCAAGGAAAGTTAATGCGTCGTGCCTCACAACTTATTGCTGCATTTGATAACGATGAAGCAGGGAGAAAGGCTTCTGAACAAATTTTAGGGTTTGCTAAAAAATATGGGATGGAATTAAAGTTTTTTAATTATGAAGGAATTGACGTTAAAGATGTTGGAGATATGGTTGAAACTGAAATTAACATTGGATTAAAGACGGCTAAAGACAGAGTTTACGGCAAAGCAGCCTATTTATGATTGATTTAAGAGACAAGGAAAAACCTTTACACGTTTGCATATGCGGCTCTACATTGTGGAGTGTAAAAGCAATGTTTGAAGATGGTGAAATTTCTTTGTATATGCTTGATATGGAGTGTGCGTTATGCGGAGCACTAGCAACTGCTCCAACGCCAATAGATAATGTTTAAAGGAACATTAAAACCATATCAACCAGAAGCAGTTGACCGCATGATTGAGCGGAAAAAAATGTTGGTTGCTTATGAAATGGGTCTTGGAAAAACTTGTATGACTATTGCTGCTTTAGAAGACTTAGATGTTGACGGACCTATATTAATTGTTGCTTTATCCAGTTTAAAATATCAATGGGAAAAAGAAATCAATAAGTTTTCTGATTCATCAGTTACCGTCATTGATGGTTCTGCAACAACTCGTGCTAAGCAATATGAAGATGGTGTTTTTACTAAGTATGTTGTTACAAACTACGAATCAATAGTTAATGACTGGGAAATAGTAAAAAATATTTCTTGGGCTGCAATTGTTTGCGATGAAGCCACAGCAATTAAAGGATTTAAATCTAAACGGTCTAAAAAAATTAAAGAGTTATCTAGAAGTATTCCAATACGATTTGCATTAACTGGAACACCCATAGAAAACGGTAGACCAGAAGAGTTGTATAGCATTATGCAGTTTGTAGATTCAACTGTTCTTGGAAGATTTGATTTGTTTGACCAAACCTTTATCGTTCGCAATCATTTTGGCGGTGTTCAACGGTATAGGAACTTATCAATATTCCATGAAAAAATGAAACAAGTTTCTGTGCGTAAAACTCAAAAAGACCCAGATGTAGCACCATATTTGCCTGAAACAATACATTTAGAGCCAATAATGATTTCACTAGATAAAAAAGCAAAAGCGGTTTACGAAAAAATTTCAAACGATTTACTACAAGAATTAACAGAGGCTCAAGAGTTACTTGGAGGTTCTTTTTCTTTAGAAGCGCACTATGGACAAGCACATAAACCAGGAAGCCCAGCAGATATGTTGCGTGGCTCTATTATGTCTAAAATAACTTCTTTAAGAATGTTAAGTGATTCGCCTGTGTTACTGATGGGTAGCGCAGATAAGTTTCACAATGGCTGGCAAGAAATTGATGGAGAAAAAATAAACTTAGAAGGAACTCGTGGTGGAAGTGCATATGTTGCAGGTTTAGTTGATATGGGATTACTAGACGGAGTTACTAAATCACCAAAATTAGATGCAGTAATTGATTATGTAGTAGACCATTTAGAAATTGACGAAAACCACAAAGTTGTTATTTTTACTTGCTACCTTGGAATGCTGCCGCTAATACAAAACGCTCTTATAAAAAAGAAGATTGAAAGTAGAACCTACTCTGGATTGATGGATGCTAAGGCTAAAGAAGACGCTAAGACATCTTTTCAACTTGCAAAAGAAGTTAGGGTGTTGATATCCACCGATGCTGGTGGTTACGGAGTAGATTTACCCCAGGCTAACCTTTTGGTAAACTACGACTTGCCGTGGTCATCTGGCACAGCCGTTCAACGCAACTCAAGAATTAGACGTGCATCCAGCACATGGAGCAGCGTAGTCATCCAAGATTTTTTAGTGCTAGGCTCTATTGAAGAACGACAACACCAAATGTTAATGCAAAAAAATGCTGTAGCAGACGCTGTTATGGATGGTGAAGGCATCAATATCAAAGGCGGTGTAGACTTAACGGTAGGAAGTTTAATTAACTTCATACAAAGAAAGAGGGTAACAAATGGCTAAAGTAAAAGCCGAAGAACCAAGAACTGCTGATGAAACAAGTTTAGTTAATCAAACAAAGCAGTATTCATTTATTAAAGCACAACTTGAATATCTAGAAAAACAACAAAAAGAACTTCGTGAAAAACTATTTGAGGTCCTTGATACATCAGGAGAAACTGACGACAAAGGAAATCTTGTTGTTGAATTGCCACAAGAAATTGATGGATACACAAGTATTGTAAAACAAAAAAGAGTATCAAATAATAAAGTTGATGAAGAAGTTGCAGAAGAAATAATTATTTCTAAAGGTTTAGAAGATAAACTTTATAAAATAGTTCGTGAAGTAGACCCAGATGCAGTTATGGCTGCTCTTTATAACGATGAACTAACAGAAGAAGAAGTTGACCGAATGTTTCCTCCCAAAATTACTTGGGCACTAATTCTTAGTAAGAAGTAAGCAATGGCTGGACTTCGTAGCGACGACGAAATTGAAAAGGCATTTGCCGATTTAGAATACGTTCCTGGCTCAAAGAAAAAACGTCGTGAGCAAGACCCAAAGGTTTCTCGCCGCAAGGTGGGAGAAAGTAATGGTTGGGATGAAACCCCAATCATTAAAACACTAGGCGGACAAGAAGTAGAGGTTTTCACTATCAGTGCTTTAGCACATGCATTAGAGAAATCCATTGTTTCTGTTCGTTTGTGGGAGCGCAAAGGATATATTCCTCGTGCACCTTATCGTCTCCGTGCAAAGACTTTAAACAGTCAAAAAACAGGAGGCAATCGTGTGTATACCAGAGCGCTTATTGAATCCACGATAGAGGAATTTGCAAAACGTGGATTACTAGGTTCTGCTCGTGTAGAGTGGAATCAACAAGAAGACCTAACAGATGCTTTAGTAAAGCGCTGGAAGGAAATCACATCCAACGAGAGCCAGCAATAATTAATCTGTACAGAGATACAGAATTCTTCCGTGCCTCATTACCTAAAGGAAAAAAATGCCAATAACAAAACCAGCAATTAATGCTGAAACCTATCTTGATGAAGATAGCGCTGAAATCCAACCAAAAGTTGGAACAACTGTACAAGAAGGCTGGGATGCAGCCGAAGCACTTCTAAAAGTAGAAACTACGGAATTCCCAACGGATTTTCGTTTTTCTGACGAACCACAACTTGTAAAGTTTTTACAAGACCGTCCATTCGCTACATATGAACAACATTGGATTGAACGCCCAAAGGGTAAAAAATCTTTTGTTTGTATTGGTGATGGTTGCCCACTTTGCGAAATTCTTGGGGATAAGCCTCGTGGCAAATTTGCGTTCAATGTACTGGTACTTAGTGGTGAAACCACTGGAGTACAGGTCTTGACAGCACCACCTTCTCTAGCACGCCAAATCAAGAAGGCTCACGACGATGAGCGTAAAGGCCCTCTTGATAAAGAGTTCTGGGAGATTTCTCGGCTTGGAACTGGCCCAACAACGCAGTACACCCTCAACTTCGTTCGTGGTCGTGACCTTGCTGAGGAGTGGAAGTTAACAACAGAAAACGTTAACGAGTTAGTAGCAAGTGCTGAACCCTTCTCAGCCGATGACGTAGTGCGTGAGACCCCTCGCTCCGAACTATTGGAAATTGCTCGCTCAATAGCGTAGAACTTCCACACGTAGGGGAGGTCCTCTTTTCCGTTTCTGGGCCTCCTCTACACTAACAAGAGGGAAATTACATGAACATAATTACTACTAATAAACAACTAACTGACCTTGTTGAGTTTTATTCCAAGGTTAATGGGTTTGCATTTGACGTTGAAACTGTTGGAGAAGACAGAATTCAACCAGTTGTCAATGACGTTATGTGGATTTCTTTAGCCACTGATGGACGCACAGATGTAATTCCAATGGGACATCCAAATGGAGAGTTTCTTCGTTGGGATAAAGAACTCTTACTAAGTGGTCAAAAGAAATTGGCTTTAGGTAAAAACTTAGACGATTTAAAAGCAACTGATTTTACAAAAAACCAATCTAAATGGAAACCAGTATTTGATTTTCCACCAGAACAATTACTTCCTGGAGAAGTATTTAAAGCATTAAAGCCTTTGTTTTTTAGTGACAAATTAAAAGTTGGTCACAATGTAAAGTTTGATTTAAAATCTATTGCTAAGTATTACCGTGGAATAGTTCCTTCTAAACCTTTCTTTGACACAATGATGGCTGCATTTATTTTAGATAATAGAAATCGTGGAAAATTAGGATTAAAAGATTGTGCTGAAAGATTTTTAAAGATAAAAGTTGAAAAAGGTATTGGAGCAATGGTAGAAGTTCATTCTTTTACCGATGTGGCTCATTACTCTGGTTTAGATGCTGAGGCTACTTGGAAGTTGTATAGGTTTTTTGAACCTAAACTAACTGGAAGCCTTTCTACAGTATGGGGATTAGAAATGGATGTTATTGCCTCTTTGTGTGACATGGAGTTGGCTGGAGCAACTATTGATGTAAAAGAACTGACCAAATTAAAAAAACAATTAGATATTGATATTGAGAATACAAAGGCTCGTGCTTGGAAGTTAGCGGGTAAAGCCTTTGCAATGAACTCTGTTCCAGAAAAACAAAAGTTACTTTTTTCTCCTAAAGAAGAAGGTGGTCGTGGAATTAAACCTAATTTAAAGGTCAGAATTGCTTTGACTGCAAAAGGCCAAGATGTAGCGGCTGCAGGACAATTATTAAGCATTAATCATTATTCTGTATCATCAGATGCTTTAGAGTTTTATCGTTCAAAAGATGAGTTAGTAGACGCAATTCTTGATTATCAAGATTTAAATAAGTTGATGACTACTTATGTTATGCCATATCTAGGCGGAGAGATAACACGAACTAATATGGGTAAATCTCGTATTGTTGATAAGAAGTCTTTGTTAATTAACGGAAAAGTACATACTAACTTTAAACCACACGGCGCAGAAACTGGGCGTTTTTCCAGTAGTGACCCAAACTTACAAAACATACCTAGTAGTGGTCAATATGGAAAGTTAATCCGTAATTTGTTTATTGCTCCAGAAGGTTACAAACTTGTGGTTGCAGATTATTCACAGATTGAACCACGAATTATTGCAGCCTTTTCTGGAGACCCCGTTATGGTAGATAACTATTTAACTGGTGGTGATATATACACAACTATTGGAAATGTTATGAAGGTAGATAGAAAAGCAGGTAAAGTTTTAGTTTTATCTATTGCTTATGGTGTAGGACCTGAAAAAATTGCACAACAAGTTGGATGTACAGTTAGTGATGCAAAAGATTTATTAAATGATTTCACTAAAAAGTTTAATGATATTGCTAAATATAAAGCAAGAGTCATACGTATGGCCTCTATGCAATCTCCAACACCATTTGTAGAGACTATTTTGGGTCGTCGCAGGTACATACCAGACTTAAAGAGTTATGACAAGGGGTTAAAATCAAGAGCAGAAAGACAGGCTTTTAATACCGTAATTCAAGGTTCTGCTGCAGATATTATGAAATTAGCCATTGTTAGGGCACATTCTTGTTTTATTGATGAACCAGATGTAAATGTCGTTTTGACTGTGCATGATGAACTTGTTACCGTTGCCCGTGAGGATTTAGCAGATGAAACCGCACAAGCAATACGTGATTCAATGGAAGGAGTTAAATTGAAAGGTATAACTGTTCCGCTCATTGCTGATGTAAAAATAGTAAATAAATGGGGAGAAGCAAAATGAGTAATTCAGATTGGTGGGCTAAACAACTTGGAACAC